GTCTGCATACATAAGCACGTACTTTGCTACACGTCACGGTCACGAGAACATTGAAGACGTTACTGACCAACGTCAAGATTACGATTTAGCGGCACTAGAAGAACGTGTCGATTACCTAGAGGGAAAAGATGAATCCAGGTGACCTTGTATTTTGTTCAACCAAAGGAATTATCGGTAAGAGTATTAGATGGGCACAACACTTCATGCCCGACTCAGAATACTCAAAGTGGAATCACGTTGCCATTTTGGATAGATACGTGGACGGTAAGTGGTACCTCATTCAAGCGCAACCTAAAGGTATTACCGACAACTTAACTCTCGATGAATCTGCTTTTGGTGGCACGTTCGAGGTAGTGGAACTACCGAGAACAACGAACCGAGACCTTGTGTTGAGGTTCGCTCGCTCTCAGGTGGGCTTGAAATACAGTTATCTTAGCATACTTTCATGTGCCATTGACAACATCCTTCCAGACGCTATTTGTCTACGTAAATCCCGTACTTGGATTTGTTCTGGATTAGTAGCCGGTGCTTTGTGGTATGGAGGGTTCCCCAAAGCAATGCAATGGCCCGACTTGTACTCGATTACCCCTGCTGAGGTGGCAAACGCAGTAACAGAAAGATAAATTACATTATTGTTGTTTGTTGCTAACTTGTGTGTTAGAATGCTGAAAGGCGGACTAAACAAGGAGAATTACCTTGCAGGCACCAACAACACACGTAATTATTCCAGATACTCAGGCTAAGGCTGGAGTACCAACAGACCATCTTAAATGGATTGGTCAATACATTGTGGACGAGTTCCACGATAAACCTATTAAAATTATTCACTTAGGTGACCACGCAGACATGCCGTCTTTGTCCATGTATGACAAAGGCAAGAAGGCTATGGAGGGTCGCCGTTACAAACAGGACATAGAAGCAGCCAATGAAGCATGGAGAATACTTAATCAAGCCCTCACGGACTTCAATGCGAATCGTCGTAAGACCAGGCACGGTAAATGGAACCCTGAGAGGCACATCCTCCTTGGCAACCACGAAGATAGAATCAACCGTGCTGTCTCAATGGATGCACAACTTGAGGGAGTTGTTACCACCGACCACCTCGACTACGAGCGAAGCGGATGGAAAGTAAGTCCTTACTTAGAAATCCTGTGGTTGGACGGTGTTGCGTACAGCCATTACTTCTACAACCCAATGACCGGCAAGCCCCTAGGAGGCAACGTTGAAGCGAGACTTAAATCCATTGGCCATAGTTTCACGATGGGCCACCAACAGACGCTTGCGTACGGGCTTAGATTCGTCGCTGGCAAGAGCCAACATGGCCTTGTTGCGGGCGCATGCTACCTCCATGATGAAGACTATAAAGGCCCGCAGGGGAACGCACACTGGCGAGGAATAATTGTTAAACACGAGGTACGTGACGGTAGTTACGACCCCATGTTTGTATCGCTCGACTATCTATGCCGACGTTACGAGAAGATGCCACTGGTGCAGTTCATGAAAAAGAAATACCCAAACGTAGAGTATTCTTTTTAATGTGGTCATTTATTCTTGAAGGCATTGGTATGACCGGTGCGTATCTTGCTGGACGCAAAGTGTGGTGGTCATGGGTAATTCTTTTTGTCAACGCTTTTTTGTGGACAATTTATGGCTTCAAAACCCACCAATACGGTTTCTGTATTGCTAGTCTGTTCTATGGCCCAATCTACCTCAAAAACACAATCCACTGGAGGAAACGTGATAAGCGTATTCACTCCTAGTCACGACCCTAAGTATCTTAACGAGTGCTACCGTTCGCTTAACGAGCAAACTAACAACAACTGGGAATGGATAGTTCTTCTTAACGGCGATGCCGAATGGGAACCACCAGAGGACGCACGGGTTACCGTGTATTGGTCTGTACACACTGGCGTAGGTGCTCTTAAACGTGAGTGCATGGATTATTGCAGGGGTGACATTCTTCTTGAATTAGACCATGACGACATACTTCTGCCCACTGCGCTTATGGATGTTGAGTGGGTCTTTGATAACTTTCCTGAAGTAGGCTTTGTCTATTCTGACACCGCCCAAATTCTTGAGGACGGCAAGCCAGACGATTCTGAGTTTGACCCAGCCCACGGTTGGAAGTATTACGTAGAGGATGGATACAAGGGTGCTTTATCCTTTGAACCATACCCCCACAACCTTTCTTACATTTGGTATGCCCCTAACCACCTAAGAGCCTTCCGAAGGGCTCTATACGACCAAATAGGGGGCTATAACGCCAATCTAGAGGTACTAGACGACCAAGACATTATGGCTCGTATGTACCAGGCAACCAAGTTCTACCACATTCCTGAGATTTTGTACCTGCAACGTGTACATCCAGACAACACTCAAACTGTACGTAACGCCGAGATTCAGACTGGCACCGTGGAGTTGTATCACCAGACCGTAGAGCGTAACGCCGTGGCTTGGGCTAAGCGTGAGGGTCTGCTTGCCCTTGACCTGGGTGCACACCACAACAAGGCTGAAGGGTTTCTAGGCGTTGACCTACGCCCTGGCCCTGGTGTTGATTACGTGGGTGACATTTTTGACATGGACATAGCCGACGGTAGCGTTGGTGTTATCCGTGCGCACGATTTTATGGAGCACTTGCCTGACAAGGTGGCGTTCATGGAGTGGTGCTACGACAAGTTGGCACACGGTGGCATGTTGCTATCTATGACCCCAAGCAGTGATGGACGTGGTGCGTTCCAAGACCCAACACACATTGCGTTCTGGAACGAGAACTCGTTCTGGTATCACACCGACAAGACATACTCTGACTTTATTGATGGTCGTGTACGTTTCCAAGTGTCATGCTTACGCAGTTTCTTTCCTAGCAAGTGGCATCACGACAATCACATTCCTTACGTACAGGCAAACCTTATTGCGGTTAAAAGTACAACTCATGACTTTGGAGGTCATTTAAATATATGAGTTACGCAAAAATTGTAAATAGGGATACAAGCGAAAACGTTTTAACTCATAGGGGTGATTTTCGAGGGTACAAATGCGAAATTTGTAGAATTCAACGTTCTATCTATGGTCTTCAAGAAATTATGGACCACCTCATCGATTATCATGATGAAATTAGAATAGATAGTATTTGACAATCCCCCTGTAAGTGTGTATTGTTGTATCCACTCTAGGAAGGAGTTGTATGAATCAGGTATCTAACCCAGTCATTACAAGTTTGTTGGTTGAGGAATTGCACATCAAGTCGCAAGTGCCAAAGCCAACGGCAAAAAACACACCATTGCGTTATTCGTCTACATTTTCTTGTGGTCGTCAACAAGGGTATGCGGCTTTTAATGCCGACCCAACAGAGCCAATGGACGAAGCAGGAGCATGGGTCACTGGCCTCGGCACTATTGTCCACGAAGCGCTACAAGAAGCAATTGGTCGACGTTTTCCATCAGCCCAATTTGAAGTCCCATCCATGATAGGAGATTTCCTATCAGGTTCATGTGACGCTCTTATTGACACGTACGACGTTGGAACCAATTACGGTGGCACTCACGTTCTTTACGAACTAAAGACCATGGGCACTTATGCCTTTGACAAACAAGTTGGTTGGAACCGTTTGCGTGGTACGATTAACAACCCACAGGGGCCAGCAGGTAAAGCAGTTGCACAGGCTGGGCTTAATGCATTGGGTATTGAGGGGGAAAACCCTGAGATTCGCATTGAGACACTTGTTATGGGTAGTATTGGTTTTGAAGCATTGTCAAAGAATAAGGCTGACAATCTTGGCATACAAGGAGTTAATCGATTCCTTGCTGAGTTTGAAGTACCACGTTCAGAGTGGGAACCGTTAGCACTAGAAGAATTAGAACGACTTAAAGAATTTGCTTCTATTATTAACAGGGATTACCTACCTGACCGATGGGCACAAGACGACGATAACGAGTTCATGACGCTTGACCCTAACGGTCGTGCGTGGCAGTGCGATTATTGTGCTTTTAAGTCTGTATGTATGGACGATGGACCAGGTTTAATAAAAATAACAAGTAGTGCAATGACAAAGAGAGAGAGTAAGTAATGGATTCACCAATGGTAACAATTACAGGTAACGATGTTACACTGACGTTGTACCCTGATTGCTTAGACGGGGACGACTGGGCTGTTGTGTTAAAAGAAGACGGGGCATCAGTTTATCTTGCTCATCTAAAAAATTACGAGGCTTGCCTTGAAACCATGGATGCAATCATGACTTCATTTGCGGCACTCGGTTATGATTTAAATTCAGAGTTCTAAGGAGAGAACATGCAATCACAAGAAATTAACGAATTAGCAATGTCATTGGTCAAGGCTCAAGCCGAGTTCAGTGCAGTACCAAAGGGTTCAGTTAACCCATTCTTTAAGAGCAAATACGCAGGTCTACCAGAGGTTGTGCAACACACAGCACCTGTTTTAGCAAAGCATGGCCTTGCAGTTAGTCAGTTCATCACTCACTCAGAAGATGGCACCGACTCTCTACTTACCTACTTGATTCACGAATCAGGTCAGTTCATTGCTTACTCAATGCAACTACACCTTGCCAAAGAGGACATGCAAAGTTTTGGTAGTGCGTGCACCTATGCTCGTCGTTACTCATATATGAGTTGCTTGG